GGAGAATAACAGGGTCGGTTGTTTTTGTTGGTCGTCCAATAAAATCGCCTTCGGATGGCGTAGCTTTTCGGGCAACTGCTCCCAAAATTCTACAGGCAAGCTGATCCCCTTGGCTTGTTTGCTGTCGCGTAGTGCATGCAATACGTCATCATCACGCACCGCAATCACTGCACTTTGTGGGGCTTTATCTAAATTGTCTAATTTGGTGATCACGTTTTCCGGGATCACGCCCACGTATTTCATGTTGCCACGTGCGATTTTTTGCGTGCTTACAGTATCCACCATGTCTTTCATCGCGCCGTTTAACAACACCATGGCTTTCGGATTTTTCAGCACGTCATCAATCAGCAGACTGGCTAAGTGCGGTTCTGCTGTCGTCATTTTTTGCAACAACAGCTTGTCCACGTCCACATCGCGGGATTGGGTGAGGCGTTCAAAGTTATACGGCGCAAAACCCACATCATAACCTTTTGGCACACGCACCGTGCGAGGATTACCGGAACGCACGCCCACCAGTTTTTCTTCCCATTCGATTTCAGGTGATTGGCTGACGGTTTTACCCATTTCGGCTAAATCGTCTTCATCGTAGGCAGTGACGGTGCAATGGCAGCCATAGGCTTTAATTGGATAGTAATACTGCCAAAACGGGTCGTCATAACGCAAAATTATACCGTCTAACGCAATATGTTCTTCACGCGGATGTTCATTATCATGATGATTGTATTCCCAATAGGGCATAACATCAGCAAGATCCAAATGCTGTTTCAACCGTCCGCGATTATAGGCGGCGTAAACGTTGGTGTCATAAATAATCCGTGTGCGCCAGTTGCGACCTCCGTTATATTGCCAGCCGGTATTTGCCACAATCTCGTCAAAGCGCTTGCGAAAACCTTCAAGGGTTTCGCCGTTTTGAATCGCTTCATCCACCGCTTCGCGAAACGCTGTAAGCACTTCGTTACGATTCGCCCCGGCGACCATGAAGAAATAATCATGTTCTTCGCCCAGCACGTCTAAATAACTGTTGGTCGGTAAATTGAGTTTCTTCTCAAAATATTTGACCTGCTCTTCAAAAGTGAACTTGCTCATTATTTGCGCTCATCTTCAACGGACTGACGACCAGCAAAGTGTGCCGCTGTTGATGCCCACGCCATTACTTTGCCGTATTCTGCAAAACTCAATTCAGGGATTAAGCTGTCTAACTGATTGCGAAAATCTTCCAGGCTTTCTGCTTGAGATAGCTTATCCTGGATAGTTTGCAGCCATTCTTCTACAAATGGTTCACCTTCGACCTCTAACTGTTCCCCAATGGTTTCCTCGATAGACTTAGGAATCGCCTCGGCAAAATCCACCTTAGCTGTCCCCCTCTTTTGTAAAGAAGGGTTAGGGGAGATTTCTTGCACCACAATGTCGCCTTCTTCAAAGCCGTAGGTACGCATTAAGTATTGTTCGGTAAATTGCACGCCCAAGCCCACCAGTAAGCCGTCACGTTCTGCTTGGAGTTTGTCAATGCTTTCCTGTTCGTACAAATCAAAGGTCGGCAAGGTTTCCACACTGAAATTCAGCTCGCAAATCCACGCCAATAATTGATTGAATACGCCTTCCACAAGGCTTGCGTCGTCATCACGAATGTCGAGTGTCACTTCTAAGCCTGCCGTTGCGCTGGCGCGGTTGGCCTCCGCTTCGGTTGTTTGGTTTTGCCCTAAAAGCGCAATGGCGATTTCAGACTTACAGTAACGCAGGAAATCATCAAATACTTGGGAAGAACCGCTTTTGCTTGCGCTTTCCAACATTGAAATGGAGCTGTCTTCGGGGATTGCCGCCACCGCCGTGCCAAGCATTTCTTCCATGCTGGTCAACAGTTCATTAATTTCATGTACCTGCGCTTGGCGAGGGTGTTTACCTACCAGCCAAGGCGAGCCGTATTTTTCCATGAACTCCAGCCAAAATTTAAAGCCACCTTTCTTGAAGGTCGCCGCCCAAAAGCACATAGCAAGGTCGGCTCGACCATAAGGGTTCATATAGTCCGCTTGTTGCGTCGCAAGCAGGAATTTCTTTTCCGGAACAAGGTCGCCGTTGCGGTTATCTTTGGTACGTAGCATTAAACGGTTTTCTTCATCGAACACAAACCATTCCTGCGGTTTACCCACCACGGCAACGGGCAACAATAAGCCGTCTTGGTTTTCCCACATCACTTCCAAGGCTTGATAGCCGAATAGCGTGGCGTCTAAGATTTGGTTGATAATTTGGCTTATCGGCAGACGGTCAAAAAGTGCGGTCAAAATCTCGTCCGTTTTTTCGTTGCCGGTTGGCGTAATGCGCCATTCAAGCCCCTTGATTGCCGCTTTTCTGCGGCGCACACAGCCACCCACATGGCTATCAGATAGGATTTCACGATAAGCGGAAATGTCCTTGCCCATTTTTTTGAGAACAGGATCAGGATTTGGCAAATAGTGCATAAACGACCAGAAGTCGATAGCTTTGGCGCGTGTAGCGATAACGGTGACTAAATCTTGTTTTTTGGTTGTCATTAGTTATATCCTTGCGTTAATGTCCGGCTGGCTCTTGGTTTGCGGCTGTGGGCTTTGACAGGTAATTGAATCAACTGACGGCTTGCATAATGTGCTAACAGCAGTGCAATCGCCGTATCGCCGTGGCGTTTGGTTTTCCCGTCGGTACTTTTCACCCGTTTATCTGGTATGCGGGGCACGCCTTTTACGACTTGGAACGAACGTAAGTCCGCGAGAATATCGGCATCTTTGGGAATAGCTTCCAGTTCACCATCCTCTAAAGCCGCTTTAAATGGTGCGGTGTGTTCGCGATACCATTTTTCCGATAACTGAACACAATCAACCAATGAGCCGAAAGCGTCACGGGCTGATTCCGCCAAATACCCACCATTGCCGCGTGCGTCAAATGCCGCACCGGAAAAGCGGGGAAGCCGTTTTAAAATAAACAGCACGATTTGTTCCTGTTGTTTATAAGGCATATTGCCTAGCTCAACGATGAACTGCACTTGCTTGGTTAGGTTCTGCTGTTGGGCTAAGATGACAAAAGAAGTCATGTCGCCGCTACGGGCAAAGTCTTCACCGAAGAAGTGCAATAAATTCGGCGATAAGCCCTGCAAAATCGGAGCTAATGTTTTTTCGCTCCAATCTTCCATTTCTTTATAGCGTGTCGGTTCCGGCACTAGACTGAAACCGTCTTTGGCTTCAAAACGCACTACCGGCGTTTTCTCGCCCATTTGACGCTCAATCAAGGCACGGGAAAGCCACAAGCCTGAACCGTTTTTCGGCACGCAGAAATATTCTTCCAGCGCGTCTTCTTCGCTTGCAGTATCTTTTAATAGGTTATCAATCCATTCCTGTTCTTTTTCAGCTGACCATTCTTGTTTGGTGACCTGACAAATACGTTGATATAAGCCGTCATGGCAGGCATCTTCGATGGTGATGGTGTGTACGGAATAACGTTTTCGACCGGCACGGCTATCAAGAATCAGCTCATTGAATAGATTGTCTGCACCATTATGCGTTGAGATCACCCGCACTTTTGCACCCCACATCGTCAACGCTAATGCGGCTTTAAGCACCTCGGCGAGGTATTCGTGGAATGCAGCCTCATCAATCACAACGATACCTTGCATACCACGTAAATTTTTAGGGTTGGATGAAAGTGCTTTAACTTTGAAGCCTGAAGCAAAATAAATAACGTAAGTCAGAATGTCTTTGTCTTCATCTTCAAAGACTTCTTCTTGAATTGCTCCGGCAGCATAATTAAAAGCCTTAGCCCACATAGCAACGGCATCGATATATTCGCGCGCCATTTCCTTGTTTGAGCCGATGTAGAACACATCAGAGCCACCGTCTGATTTTCGGGTACTGGCAATCAGGGCATTATCTGCCGCTTCCGCCCATGTTAAACCGCAACGACGGGTTTTCTCGGCTATCTTGAGTTGGCTATCATCGGCAATCCAGCGTTTTTGATAGCCCAATAACAGCTCCGTTGGATTAAACGCATGAATGCAGTCAAGGAATGACTGACATTCAGGGGCTAATTCGTTTAATGGTCTGTTATTTAATAATGCCATTATGCAATACCTAAAATCTGTTCTTTAATTGTGCGCACCGTATCGGCTGACAATCCTGCCTGCACCACGACTTTTTCAGCGGTTTCCGCCGCTAATTGCGCCATTTCTTTGCGAATTGCCTGTTCACGTTTATGGGATAGACTTTCCGCCTGTTCCAAGCGCTGAACTGTGACTGCTAACATTGCCAACTCTTTCGGTTCGGCAATGCCTTTTTCGGCATATTGGGACGACATTTCAAAAGCGAGATGTTTCACCAGCTCAATCACCGTTTTACCTATATCACTTTGCGGCATTTCGCCAAACTGGCGCGCCCA